CCAGCGCTCGAACAGCGTATCCACCTTCCGGTCCAGCGTGTCGTCGCCGCTGGCGGCGCGGGGCATGATGCCCGCGCCGACGATGTTGTTCACCAGCACCGCCACGGCCTTCGCCGCATGCGGGTTGTTGCGCACGAGGTCGCGCATCCGGTCACGCAAGAGCGCCCCGGCCACGCCGATCTCGGTGTCGGCCGAGGATCCCGGCGCGCGCCAGCCTTCGGTGCGCCGCCCGCGCGCGGCGCCGTCATAGCCCCGCGTCAGGGTCTCGAAGGCCTGCCGGGCCATAACGCGACGTGCGGCCATGCGCGGCGCCACCGTGGCGATGGCGTGGTCGAACCAGGTCGCCGACATCAGCGATCCCCGCGCGAGAAGCCCGCGAGCCCTGCCACCGGCAGTGGCCGTGTGGTGCCCGCGATGGCCCGCTCGATGGTGCGGATGCGGGCGAGCAGGTCATCGGCCGAGCCGTAGTCGACGGACTTGCCGTCATAGCTGACCCGGGTCGTGCCGCTGGCATAGGCCCGGCGCAGCGCCGAGAGCTCGGTTTCCGTCCAGTCGGTCATGTTCAGAACCATCCCTCCCGCCGCCCGAGCCAGTCGGAGCGGCGCTTGCCCTGCGGGGCCTGCCCCGGCCGGTTGATCTGCCCGGCGGGATCGCTATCGGTGGGGGCCGCCCCGAGCTGATCCTCGAGGTCGCGCCATTTCTCCTCGGGCCAGCGGTCCGCACCCGCGATCCAGGCGGCGGCGCGGGCGTAGACCCGGCAATCCAGCGCCTCGTTGCGCTCGCGCAGCTTCTGCCATTCCAGCCGGGCGAAGCCGCGCTTCGTGCGGACCGTCACCAGCTGCTCGGCCACGAACTGCTTCAGCCATTCATTCTCGACCCAATGCGGCAGGTGCACAGAGCCGGGCGGGAATGCCGCCCCGTCGGCCATCTCCTCCTCGGTCGGTCGCGCCAGCCGCAGGAAGCGATAGGTCTCGGCCTTGAAGGTCGAGACCGCCACGGTCCAGAGCCGGGCCCCGCGCCGCAGGCGTTTCCCGCCTTCGGTCGCGTCCACGAAGGTCGGGCCCGACACCGGGCTCGAGCGGTTAAACCCTTCGACGCCCTTCACCGGCGACACCTGCGCGAACCCCTGCGCCCGCGACCAGGAATAGACCGCCGGGGCCTCGTAGCCGGTGTCGATGGCGAGCCGCGCGATCCGAAGATGCGCGCCGCGTTCATGCGGCCAGCTTCGATTCAGCAGCGCGGTCAGTTCCGACCACGCGTCGTGGCGATCCGGCCCGCCCTCGATCACAACGTGATCGACGAGCCAGCTTTCCAGCCCGCGACCCCAGGCCCAGACATCGACCTCGATGCGGTCCTTCTGGACGTCGGCTCCGGCGGTCAGGAACAGCCCGCCCGCGGGCACCGTGCCGGATGTCCAGCGCTCGCGCCGGTCATAGAGCCGCTGCCAGTCGGGCGCTTCCCCGGTCTCGACCCAGGTCTCGCCGAGGATCGTGTTGCGGAACGCCTTGATCGCCTCGTCCGATCCTTGGGCCGCTTCCCATGACCGCACGATCCGCTCCCAACTCAGCCAGCCGATCGGCGAGTACAGCGCCGAGAGGTGATAACCGATCGTAGTCGGATCGGCCGCAACGGCGGTCGCCCGCCATTCGCCACCCTCTAGCATCGCCGTCTTGTGGTGTTCCGCGATGGGCTGATCACAGCCCTCGCAGTGATACTCCGCCGTTTCCGGCTTGCCCTTCTGCCAGCGCAGCCGGTCGAATTTAAGCCATTGGTCATGGCCGCAATGCGGGCACGGCACGAAGAACCGGCGCTGATCGCTGGCCTCATATTCCCGTTCGATCCGGCTCACCCCCCGGATGGTGGGCGTCGAGACAAGGAACACCTTGCGCCGATGCGCGAAGGTCAGCGACCGCGCCTCGGCAAGCGTGACCGGATCGCCTTCCTCGTCGGCCGAGGCGGGATAGGCGTCGACCTCGTCAAGGAAGATGTAGCGCGCCGGGGTCGAGCGCAGACCCACGGCCGAGTTCGCCCCGGTCATGATCAGGATGCCGCCCGCGAATTCCTTCGACAGCATCGTGTTGCCCGCATCGCGCGACCGAGCCGGTTTGACCCGCTCCCGGAGGTCCGGGCTTTCATCGATCAGCGGATCGATCCGCTGGCGCGAGTTGCGCTTGGCCAGTTCCACCGTCGGCTGGACCGCCAGCATCGGCCCCGGTGCCTGGTGGATGGCGAAGCCGATCCAGTTGTTGCCCGCCTCGGTCGCGCCGACCTGTGCGGCCTTCATGAACACGATCCGCTGCGTGGCATCGCCGGGCGACAGCCGGTCCATGATGTCGCGCATGTAAGGCGTGCGCGCCGTCCGATATCGCCCCGGTTCCGCCGAAGCGCGGCCCGACAACATCCGATGCTTATCCGCCCATTCCGAGACGGTCAGGTCCGGATCGGGCCGCAGCCCGTTGCCCCAGGAACGGAGGATCTCGCCCGCGCCGTCGAAGTCCGTCAGTGCGTCATCATCACCGGAAGTCGGGCCGGACCTCGGCGAGTTCGTCGAGGTGGGCGCGTACATGTTTCTCCAGCACCTTCTGCATCGCGGCTGGCTCCACGGTGATCTGCTGGCCCGTCGCGTCGCTGCACGAGGCCGAGAGCTCGGCCGCCATCAACGCCGCCGCGCGCGCAGGCCAGGTCACCCATGCGTCCCGTTCCTCCCGCGCCAGCCGGAACACCAGCGCCAGCGCGCGGGACCGCTCGATCAGTTCCCCCTTCAGCTTCTGGAGCCGGATGCGCCGCTCCTGCGCCTTCAGCACCTCGTTCGCGGTCTTGGCCTGCAGGAAGGTCGTGCCGCCGCCGACCGCCGGCACCGCCAGACCCTGTTCGCGCAAGGTGTCGCCAACAGCGGCGACCGCCGCCTCCGGGACAGGTTTTAGCTTCGGCGCGGGCGGCTTGCGGGTCTTGGACGGGTCCGTCGTCTCGGCACGCCGGGCGTCGCTGGCGCCCGCGTTGATGCTGCCGTCAGGATAGAGGACCAGCCGTTCGGCGGTCTTCGCCTTCTGGATCGCGCCGCGCGACAGCCCGACATGGGCGGCGTATTGGCGCTCGCTCATGCCCTGCATCGACGGCTCCGATTATCATTCAAGATCACGTGTTTATCGAGTTGATAAGCGTCACGGACAGAGCGAACGTCCTGTCGGAAGGACGATGCAACTCACCACGGAGCCACCACGATGACCACCCGCCTGAACCCGATCACCATCCCGCGCCACGAACTCCGCGCCGAGAAGGCGCGCCGGAACAAGGGTGAGACCGGTTCCGCCACCGGTTCGAGGAACCGGTCGAACGCACTCGCCGCCTTCATCGGCAAGAAGGCCGAGATCGACGAGATGCTCGCCCGCCTGCAGGCGCTCAGCGACGACCATTTCAACTGCGCTCCCGACGAAGCGGGCTGGGCCATGGTCGGCACCCTCGAACACTACGCCAGCCTCCTCAAGCGCATCACCGACAGTGCCTTCGGCGAGGGCGAACACGCCCGCTGATCTCCGGCAACGCAGGAACTCCCGCCGCGCGCCCAGCGCGGTGAGCCCGAACCGTGGCCCCAGTGGGGCCGCGTAAGTCGGGCGAACGGGTCGTAGAAGGCGCCGCATGACGCGGGCCCGAATACGGAGACGACCCCCATGACCAAGCTTTCCGATACCCAAGCCATCATCCTCAGCGCCGCCGCACAGCGCGAGGACCGCATCGCCCTGCCGCTGCCCGAGAGCCTGCGCGGCGGCGCCGCCGCCAAGGTGGTCGGCGCGATGCTCGCCAAAGGCTTCCTGCAGGAGGCCGACGCCGACATGCGCAACGGCGAGCCCATATGGCGCGAGACCGGCGACGGCCACGGCGTCACGCTGGTCGCCACCGACGCAGGCCTCGCCGCCATCGGCATCGAACCCGAGGACGCGACCCCCGCGCCTGCGGGCGCGACGGACGCGCCGACCGAGCTGTTCCCGCCGGACACCGCCACCGAACCGAAGGCCGCGCCCAAGACGCGCACGCCGCGCGAGGGCACCAAGCAGGCCACGCTGATCGCCATGCTGCGCGCGCCGGACGGCGCGACCATCGAAGAGATCATGGCCGCGACCAGCTGGCAGTCGCACACGGTGCGCGGCGCGATGGCCGGGGCGCTGAAGAAGAAACTCGGGCTCGAGGTGACCTCGGAGAAGGTCGAGAACCGGGGACGCGTGTACAAACTCCCTGCCGCCTGAGGCACCGGACCCCGACAAGTCGATGGCCGCCGCCCCTACGGGGCGGCGGTCGATCATCCTCGAGAAGGGACGAAATCGATGCAAACAGCCTTTTCGGACTTTGGACCCTTCAGGGATCGGATCGAGGCATCGGACAAACTCCGTCCGCACTGAGGCATAGGTTAGAAGTGCACACGCAGGCGGTGGCGTCTGTCTCGGCTCTTCCGAGGCGTTTCTGCTGCGGCCCGATGGACAAGAGCCTCTTTCCCGCACAGAGTGCGATGTCATGGATATGAGCGAGAAAACAGACAAACAAATTCAGAATCTGATCGAGAACCACCGCCGCGCCGGGAAGCTCGACGCCCCGCTGGCCGTAGCGGCTATCGAAGAACAAGGTCGACGCAACAAAGTATTCAACTTCAAGGCCGGCATCGAGTTCTTGTTGCAGGCGGCGCATGACAAGCGTCCGGTTAACTATCGCCAGTTGGCCGAAGCTGGCGGTGTCCTGAAGCCCGGCGACGTTTGGCACCAACACATGGCCCGGAAGATCCCGCTTTCCCAAATCGTCGACTATGCCCACACCCACGACATGCCAGCTATCACTGCGTTGATTGAGACGCAGGGAGTGACGGATAGTATTCTTGCTGGGTTCCAGAAAGGGCTGGACGATACCGGAATTCGCGTGCCATCGGGCATGTCCATAAAAGAGTTCTATTTTTCAGAACGGCAACGTGCCTTCGACTGGGCCGCCTCCCAAGAACCGCCGCTGACCCCTCAGTGAATGTCCGCTCCGTCCTCATAGCCGACCGCCGCTACCGCATCCGGATCGCCTCGAACACCCGCCGCAAGGCGAAGGAACGAGCTATCGACACGATAGTGAAGATAGCACCCATCTTCAGGTTCTGCGCCAGCGTCGTGTGCAGGCCGAAGATCGGGAAGATCAGGATCTGCGTCATGACCGCGACGCCGTAGCCGACGATCACGTTGACGACGGACTCCACCAGCGACATAAGGCGGGACTGCTTCATGCCGCTGCCTCATCCATCGGCCAGCAGTTCAGCCGCCAGAGTTCGCAGCGCATGCGCCGCAACCAAGGGGACCACGCCGTTGCCACAGAGGCGAAGCCGGTCCACCCGGTGGGCCAACCCATCAGCGCCTCGACGAACAGCGGGTTCAAGGTCCGGCGCGCATCGCAGGTATCGCTCCCAGCCATCGGCGTCACCAGGACCTGGCGGCCAAGCAGGCCGTTCACCGGCGTGTTCGCCAGTGTCGTCGCTCCGTCCTTGTGATCCCGGGCCGTCGGCGTCATCCACATCCCCGCCGAATGGGTCAGGTCGGCCGAGCGGCGGTTGCCCGCGCTCGGCTTGCATCCGTCGTTGGCCATCGGCGTCGGCCACATCACGGCCGTCGTCGCGAGATTCATCCCGTGCTGCCCCGCTGCCTGCGACGGCGTCGGCTTCGTCTGTCGGTTCTCGTTGGCGCTGGCCCTCGGCGTCGGCCAGAGCCGGAGCAGTTCCGTCCGGTTTCCACCACTCGACCGGATCCCAGAGCAGGCGCGCGGGGTTGGCCAGCTGGTCTCCTTCGCGGATGGCAAGGATGAACAGCCGCTCGCGCTTGTGCGGCGCGCCGACTTCCGCCGCCGTGAAGAGGCCTGCCGCAAGCTTGTAGCCCATGCCGACCAGTCCGTTGGCGACTTCGGGGAAGCCGAGCCGGAGATGATGGGCGACATTCTCGAGGAAGACGAAGGGTGGCTCGACCTCGCCGATGATCCGGGCGACATGCGGCCAGAGGTGGCGCGGATCGTCCACACCCCGGCGCTTGCCCGCGACGGAGAACGGCTGGCACGGATAGCCCGCAGTGACGATGTCCACCGCACCGCGCCACGGGCGGCCGTCGAAGGTCGCAACGTCGTCCCAGACAACAGCCTGATCCAGGGACGCGTCTTCCATCCGCGCCACGAGAGTGGCTGCGGCGTAGGTTTCCCGTTCGACATGGCCCACAGCACGATATCCTGGGATGGCGATGGCGAGCCCGAGGTCGAGCCCGCCAGCGCCGGAGCACAGGGAGAGGCCGAACAGGCATGCGTCTCCGGCTCCGGAAGCGTCTCCGGAGGAAGGTAAAGCCAGGTCATGCATGTCACGCGGCGGGTTTGCGCTTGCGCGCGGGTTCGAGGGCGGTGTCCGTTGCCGGGGCATCGGCCTTGTCGCCCAGCCGCTCGGCCTTCACGCTCGCGAAGGTCCGACCGTCGGCGTCGAGGATCGCGTCGCGGCCGGTCTCGGCCTGCCAGCGCTCGACGGCGACATCGACATAGGCCGGGCTGATCTCCATCGCGAAGACGCGCCGGCCATTGGCCTCGCCCGCCATGATCTGCGAGCCTGAGCCCGAGAATGGCTCGTAGCAGAGGCCGCCGCGTGCGACGTGCTGGCGGATCGGGATGCCGAAGGCGTCGAGCGGTTTCGGCGTCGGGTGGTCGGGCCGGTCGTCCTTGGCGAAGCTGGGCAGCGCCCATGTGGAAGGCAGGGTTTCCTCCGCCACCTTCGGCGGGCGGTTCGGACGGCGCCAGCCCATGAAGCAGGGCTCGTGCTTCCAGAGGTAATGGGAGCGGGTCAGAACCCCGCGGTCCTTCACCCAGATGATCTGCTGGTGCACGAAGGCGCCGGCCTTCTCCCAGCAGGCCTCCAGCATCGCCTGGCGGCGCGAGGCGTGCCAGCAGTACCAGGCAGCGTCCTCGGAGATCGCCTCGGCCACGGCCGCAGCGATGAAGCCGTCGTAGAGTTCCGCGCCCTGCGAACTGTCGTCCCAGGTCGTGCCGTAGGACGCCGACCAGTCCTTGTTGCGGGTCGGATGGTTCGAGCCGTCGTAGTCCACCAGATAGGGCGGGTCGGTCGCAAACAGGATCGCCCGCTCGCCATTCATCAGGCGGCGCACGTCGGCCGCGCTGGTGCTGTCGCCGCAGAGCAGGCGGTGGTCGCCGAGGATCCAGAGATCGCCCGTGCGCGACGCCGGATTGCGCGGCGGTTCGGGGATGGTCACCGGCGGCACGGAGCCCCCGGCGCCACCTTCTTCACCGTCGTCTTCCGCGACGTAGGCCAGCAGCTTGTCCAACTCGCCATCGGAGAAGCCGACCAGCGACAGGTCGAAATCCTCGGCGAGGAGGTCGTTCAGTTCCGCCGACAGCAGCGCCTCGTCCCAGGTGCCGAGTTCGGTCAGCTTGTTGTCCGCGATGCGATAGGCCCGACGCTGCGCCTCGGTCAGGTGTCCCAGCAAGATCACCGGCGCCTCGGTCAACCCCAACTGCGTGGCGGCCAGTACGCGGCCGTGGCCCGCGATCAGCTCGCCGTCCTCCGCCACGAGGCAAGGTACGGTCCAGCCGAACTCCGCCATGCTGGCGGCGATCTTCGCGACCTGATCAGCGCCATGCGCCTTCGCGTTGCGGGCATAGGGCTGGAGCCTGGCCAGCGGCCACATCTCGATCCGATCCGGGGCAAAGCTCAGCGTCATCGGGTGGGCATTCCTCGGATCAGGGTGGATACCCCTGGCTTCCGGACTCCGGGGTCCAGTCTGGACTCCACGCGGGGTCCAGTGGCCACCTGGGGTGTCCAGCTTCAAGGGTTTGAATTTGCAGTGTTTCAGGCGGGTTCAGGCGGCGGTGGCTTCCGGGTGGCTTCCCAAAAATCCGGCCCTGTCGCTAGCGATGTGCCGCGCTTCGCCCGCCAGCATACGAATATCGCCAGGAAGGAACCAAGATATCAAAGGCTTGGCAGTTCGGACCCCGACTGGCCCCCTCGCTGGACCCCGGAAGCCAGCGGCGCGGCCAGTGCCTGCGCGCTCCTCTCCCGAGTATATTGAATCTGTAGCGTCCTGGACGCGATCTGTCTTGGCGTCTGGTGTCTCGCTTGAAAGTGTCTCGCCCACGCGACGGCTCTTGACAGATTCAGGGCGTCACCTTCGCCACCACGAAGTCCATCGACCGCTTGGTCGGCACGCGCTTGCCGTTCAACCGCCACACAATGACGGCGATGCCATACTGCCAGCGCCGGTTGGCGGTGGCGCGGCTGATGCCCAATTCCCAGCAGATCGGCTTCCATGGCTTGCGGTTCGCGCGCAGCCACAAGAGGCGCGCGTCGGCCGGGTCGAGCCAGCGCAACCACAGCAGCGCGTCGTCGGCTTGGGTGATGTCGCGCGGGCCAGGCTTCGGCCGTCGCATCCGGGGTTCCTGACCGACCTGATCGGCGAAGCTGTGGAAATACTCTGGCCAGGCGTTGAAGTAGCCCTGCGGCTTGACCTCGGGCAGCGACCGGAAGACATCGGCAGCGCTTTCAAGGCGCGCTTCGACCACGGCAGGCGTCCACTCAGCCATTGGCCACCTCCCTTGGCTCGACACGCGGGCCGTAGAGTTTTTCACCCAGCTGGCGGACCAGTTCTTGCTCGGGCCAAGTGAGACGGGGGTCGTCGATGGAGACGGCCAGCAGGCCATGGTCGTGCCAGCCTTCCTGCTTGACGCGATCTGGATCACGGCGGGTGCCACCATAGCCTCGGGGATACCACCTCACGCGACACCCCCGTTCGTTTCGATTGCCCAATGCAAGATGGCGATGGCATCCGCCTCGTTGTCATCGGCGGGACTGAACCCGCGCGCCCGCGCGGCCGCGATCATCGCCTGCTTGTCGGCGTTGCCCTTGCCGGTGGCATGGCGCTTGATGGTGCCAACCGGAACGCCCTCATAAGGGATGCCGCGGAGTTCAGCCCATGCCGTGAGCGTGGCCATCAGCCCGCCATAGACATGGGCAGCGTCCGTTCCGACATGGCGGCGGACTTCCTCGAACCAGATCGCAGCGATGGGGCCTGATAGCCGGTCGACCTCGGTCAGCCAGTTGGTGAAGCGAAGATACCGCATACCGCCGCCGTCGAACCGCCCGGGGCGAAAGGATGTCGTGCCGGACGTGATCAGGCCGTCATGGCTGCGCAAAGCCCAACCTGTTGTCGTCCCGAGGTCGAGGGCAAGGATGCAGGACGCTGAAATGCACCCCGGTTCGAGGTGCTGGTCCGCAGTCTGGATGGTCGGCGTCATGTTGAAGGCTCACCAGAATTGTGGGCCTTCGGCTTTGGTCAAGCGCAGGGAATCATGTCAGGCGTGCCGGGTCAAGGAAAACGCGCTCTGCCGACGGGTGACCCAACCTGGTCCTACTTCTGATCAAGGTAGGGCCACAAATCGTCGTTTGAAATCAAATCTGTCCCTACTGGTCCTACTCGTCCCAACCTTTTCCCTACGACGCATAAGGAGGGACGAAACCGGTTAGGGACATACATGCATATAGGAAAGGGAAGGAAGTCGGTGCACCAAGTAGGGCCAGTAGGGACACGATTGATTTTTTTGGGTTTTCTCTGACCCTACCTAGCCGTCAGATAAGGTCAGAGAATGAGGTAGGGCCATCCCGAAACGTGAAGACGGCCGCCAGAGGCGGTTGTTGCGACGACCTTCGACAACTCGGCACGATCCCCCCCTTGTGCAAGGCATCGCCAACGCCCATGTTAACCGACGTGCTGCGCATGGCCGTTCCGGTCCGGGGTTTCCCCATGAAGAACATGCGCATCGAGAATCGCGACAAGGCAACCTTTCCCAAGGGTCTTCGTGGCGGCAATGGACCGAGCCCTCGACTTCGACGACCCTCAGGCAGAGGTTTTGCCATGAATGAACAACTCACCGGCCTTCCGGCCACCTCCGACATTGCTAAGGCCCAGGCTAAGCGCCTGAGGTCGGCTCTCGCCCCGGATCTCACGATCGGACACAGCCAAGCCCTGGAACTCATCGCCCGCGTCCATGGCGAACAGAGTTGGGGGCGGCTGAACTCGATGATCGGCGTGCCAACCAGCGACACTTCTCTCACTGGCAACCCAAATGGGAATGCTCCTGCGATGCCAATCCCGTCTGGCACACCTTCAGAGACCGCAAAGTCGCCAACCCTGCCAACGAACCATGTGGAGCAACGTGTCCTTCAGGCACTCTGGCACGGGCTCGAGCGAGCGCGCGACACGCAAGCCTCAGCCAAGACGCGTGCCCAAACCAATGCACTTCTGAAGGACGAGGTTATTGCAACCGTTTCGGTCGAAGGGTGGCTTGATACGCTCGACGCCAGTCTTGGCGGTATGATCTTCGACATGGGATCGGAGAACCTGCTGAAAATCTCGGGGGTCGCGGCGGTCTCGCGGTTCAGGCGCCCGAAAGTGCGGGATACATCGGTTTACGGCTTCACGGGCCTGCGACCGGCATCATTTGCCGCAATCCTGATCTGGCTTGAGCGACTGGGCTTCGACACTCATCCTGAGGCGTTCTACGAGCCCTTCATCGCGGACATCAAGCAGGCGAAGTATGTCGACGAGGACGAACTGACCTGCCTTTGGCATTCCAAAGAAAAGAAGCGTTTCCAGACCCGGGAATACTTCGTCGATGCTACAACCAAGATCACGAACGTCAGGCGCGACGTTGTGAAGGGACGTGGTGGGCTGACGATTGAGATTGCGCGCAGCACCGATCCGCTCGGGCTAATCGAGAGCCTCCGCATCTATCGCTGAGGGTGTCAGGACGATGCCAAAAAACGGGGCGGCCGAAACTGGCCGCCCACACCATGCCATCTGATTTGCGGTCAGTCGTTCGCTGCCGGCTTCCTGTAGCGCCATTCGCGCGCCTTGTCTGACCGACGTCGATATTTCTCCCAGTCTCTGGATTTCAGCCAGGCCCCCACGCGCATCTGGTCGCCTTTCGTCCATTTCGCGGGCTCGATACCAAGCGCACCTTCGAGGATTTCGCCCACTGACACATCGCGGATCGGCTCGGGACGTTCGAACTCTTCGTCCTGCCAATCATCCCAGCCCGCGTGGCCGCGATTGACGCTGCGGGTGTCGTGGGTCAGCCAGCGGTCGATACGGGCGTCCCAGGCATCCGCCTGATAGCGCGCCTCCTGCGCTGCAGTGGCCTCGGCAAGGATCGCCGGATCGTCGATCCACCAGATCGCGCCGTCGCGGAAACGATGGACGGCTTCGGCCCAGATCTGGTCCCGATCGCGAGCCAGCGCTGCGATGTCGATGGTGCCACAGCGCAGCGGCCAGAAGCGGCGGTTGCCGGTTTCGTCACGCAGATAGGTGTCGGGGTTCACGGTGCCCGCGAAGACGCATTGGCGCGGCACCTCGACGGTGTAGCGGCCATAGGGCGGGCGGAACCTGTCGGTGGTGCGGGTCAGGAACGCCTTGATGCGCGAGACCTCGGCCCGGCCGATGGCGTCGAGTTCGGCAATTTCCACGATCCAGACGCCCTGCATGTGAATGGCCGCGTCCTTGGACCCGAGCTCGGGCAGTTCGTCGGTGAACCAGTCCTCACCCGCCAACACCTTGATGGCTGTCGATTTGCGCGCGCCCTGCGGCCCTTCGAGGATCAGCATGTGATCGGCCTTCACCCCGGGCCGGTAGATCCGGGCCACGGCAGAGATCAGCCAGAGCGCGCCGATGGTGTGATGGAAGGCTGTCGGCGCTGCACCGAGGTAGGTGCTGGTCCAGGTCTCGATCCGGGGCGTGCCGTCCCATTTCAGGGTGTCGAGCCAGTCGCGAACCGGATGGATGCGCAGGTCGCGGGCCACCGCGCCAACACCACGGCCGACAACCATCGGAGCGACGTTGAGCCCGCGCAATTGCAGCCATTCGGCGGTGCGCACATCGTCGGCATCGTCCCAGGGGCGCGGAAAGCGGATGGCCGGGTCATCCCAGGGCAGCGGCTGACGCACCACTATGGATTGGGCGAACTCGTCGAAGGCCAGGAGCCCGGCAAAAACCGGATCCGAGGACAGGGCGATAATTACATTGGCCTCGTTGCGCTCGGGCGTGCCGGACAAGTCCTGGCACAGCCGCCCGAACCAGGCGGGACGCGCAATCCTGCCCTGCGGATCGCCCGTCGCATGCACGCGGCGGCGCAGTTCCGTCAACTGCTTGTCGAGGATCGACATGGAGATGCCGGTCGCGGTCTTGATCCGGGCGAGGATCTGGCGTTCGGGCAGCGGATCGAGCCGGGCAAGCGCAAGGCGACCGAGAAGGCTGGAGAGCGCGGTGAGTTCGGGCGGGTTGGTCAGCGCCTCGGCGGCGGCAATCAGAGCGTCCGGATCGCCGGGCGCCGGGGCCGCCACTGTCGTCGATGCCTCAATACCGACGGGCTCGTCGGCCGAAATCTCCGGACGATAGTCGGCCGCACGCGCTTCGCGCATCAGATCGTCGTTGAAATCGTCGCCATGCAGAGGGACCACGATCTGGTTCGGAATGTCGGCCCGGTTCAGCCGGTCTGAGAGCGTGGCGGCCGCCTGACGACCGGCATCGCCAGCATCGGCGTAGATCGTGATCCGCGTCGTGCCCGCCGGCCACTGAAACCGCGCGAGACCATCGGCAGAGAGCGCCGCCCAGACGGCGGTGCCGAACAGGGTATGCGCCGCTAGGGCGGTCTCGATGCCTTCGGCAATGCCGAGATGGCCGTCCGCAGGCATGGCGAACAGGCGCACGGCCGCATCCGCTACCGATCCCAGCATCTTCTTCCCAGCAGACGCCTTGGCGCTGCCGTCGTCGAGCAGGAAGGTCCGGTGAATACCCTGAGCGCGGGTGCCGTCTGCCAGGCGTGGCAATGCGATCAGGCCCGGCCAACCGCGTCGCGTGTCGAAATCCGGCAGATCGGGGTGGAACAACAGATCCGGGCATCCCGGATCGGCAACGCCGCGGATGCGGAGGTAGGTTTCGCCGGGGGTGCCAGCGAGCGGCTGTGCGCCGTCGATCAGTCGCGCAATCTCGCCGGTATGATCGGGCTTCGCGCGTGGCGCGTTTCGGGGCGCGGGATGATCCATCCCGGCAATCCGCGCCGCCTCGTCGAAGAGCGCGCCATCGCAGAGCCCGGTTGCCTGCGCGATCAGATCGATCGGCCCTGCGCTTTCGCCGGTGGCATAGTCGAAACCCCAGCCGGCATAGGGCCCGTCAAGGTGGATGGTACAAGACCCCTCCTTGCGCGGCGGGCGGCCGGACAGGTCGGCACAGCGCAAGGAACGACGGTCGCGCGCAAGCCGCGCCTCGGGAAAGATGCCGGGGAGCCAGTCGCCTGCGGTCGCCGCCAGCCGGTCCTTTACGACCGCGAGATCGTGGCGTGCTTTCGGCGTGCCGACATCGTTGAGATCGATCATCGCGCCCCCTCAGGCCAGAAGGACGAGCCCGCGCTCAGCGCGGGTGATAGCGGTATAGAGCCAGCGGCGGCGGTCGATCTCGCTGCGGCCAAGTCCGTCATCCCAGACGATCACATTCTCCCACTGCGAGCCTTGGGCCTTGTGGGCGGTGATCGCCCAGCCGAAGGTCGCCTCGGTCAGCTTGCGTTTTTCCCGCCAATCGCGGTCATGGCGCTTGGCGTCGTAGGCGATGTGATCCTCGAAATGCCCCTTGTAGATGCGCAGCCGCCCGGGGCGGCCGTCGCTGTCGAAGGGGGATACCCGGCGCCCGTCCTCGTCATGCACCACGGCCGAGAAATAGAGGCTGCCCTCGTCGACGATATCCTCGAGGGTCAGGAACATGCCGTTGATAAGCCCGAGCGAATTGTCGTTCTTGAGGCAGATGATCTTTTCCGCCGCGCCAGTGGGCAAATACGTCCCGCCCAGCCCGGCCGCCGCCCGCATCGCATTGTTCAGCTGGAAGCGCGTCGCGTTCAGGCCGCAGATCAACTGCCCACCGCGCAGCGCATGATCCGGCGTGATGTCGCCCTTACGCAGCTTGGCGACATGGGCGTCGTAAACCCCGAACCCGATGGGCTCCCCCATCCGCGCCATGGTGGCGAGACGGATGATGGCGCTCTCGGCCGCCTGACGGTGAATCTCTGTCAGCATCACGTCGGGCGTATCGCGGGTGAAGGCTCCTTCGCCCTTGATCGGCGGCAACTGACCCGGATCGCCCAGAACGAGGATCGGTTTGCCAAAACTCATCAGATCGCGCGCCATTTCCTCGCCCACCATCGACACCTCGTCGAGGACGATCAGCCTTGCATCTGCCGCATCGCTCTGCGGGTTCAGGGCAAAGCGGGGATGCTTCATCGCCGAGAGCGCCTGCCGCATGGCCTCGATCGCGGCCTCGGCAGTGGTGCGGTCAAAGCCGGTCAGCCGCCGCGCGGCAGTCTCGGCTTCTCGGACCTTCTGCGCTGCGGCCTCGATTTCCGCTTCCGTGGCCTCGATCACAGAATAGATCAGGCTGTGGATGGTGCGCGCAGGCGTGCCTTTGCGGGTCAGCACGAGCGCCGCCTTGCCGGTGAAGGTGGCGGTGACCACACCCGGCACACAGGTGCCGTCCTTCGCGCCGCGGTGGGGCGACAGGTCAAGCTCATCGAGCGCGAACTTCAGCACCGTGCTCTTGCCCGATCCGGCATAGCCAAAGAGCCGGAACACCTGTTGCTGCTCGGTGCGGTTCTCGAACCAGTCGCGGACCTCGGCGATCGCGGCGGCCTGCGCAGCCGATGGGGTGAATTCCGTCATGTTCGCCGCGCCTCCACCGCATAATCCTTGACCACCCCGCCGCGCGCGGGATCGCCCACTTCACATTGGCGCACGAAGATGCGCCGACCGTCCGGCAACTGGCGCCAATGCCCCCGGCGCAGGTGCCAGCGCGGGCTGGCATGACTGCCACCGAGCCGCTCGGATGTGGCGCGTAGCCGGGCCGGATTGATGGCGACCTGATGCCAAGTCCAGCCGCGCACGCCATCCCGCGCGAAGGGTGTGCGCCTGATCGGGGCGATCTGGCGTTCGCTGATGCTCGCTGACGATGCGAGGATCGCGAGCCCGCGCCAGACGATGGCGGCCGCCGCCTGACCGCTTTGTTCGGCAAGCCCTGCATCGCGAAGTGCCGGATTGGTGGCAAACTCGGCGATGCCGCCATCGGCGATCCGGACATGGGCATGGATATCGGTCCAGCGTCTGGGCCTGCGCCACAGGGCGAGCCAGACCGCCTCGATGCCGTCGTCGCGCTGCCGTGCATAGACGATCTGGCTGCGGATGGTCCGACTGCGGTCGGCCAACTCAAAAATCGTCTCGGGGTGCGGCAACCGTTGCGGACCTGCCGCGAGGCGGCGGGCCAGCGCATCGACGTCGTCGGAATCGAACTGCGCCTGATCGGCGAAGCGCCAGACCGGTGCAAACTCGAACCCGTCGAGCAGGTCCGGCAGCCAGAAGCGCGCGCGATGGGCGCGGACGATGCGCTTGAGATCATAGGCGTCGGGGATCATCGCCTGGGCTCCGCCCGTTCGCGGCTGAAACGCTCCACTGGAGCGTTTCCGGGACGCCGCTCACCCCAGCACCGCTCCGCCCATGCGCAGGGCGCGTGCCATTTGCCTCCGGCCATGCCACCCCGGCAGACGACGGCCGTAGGTTCGGTCGCCGCCCGGGGCAACCATTCGCCCGCCTCGGACGCCTGCACGACCGTGACCGCGCGGTCCGACATCTCCTGCGCCAAGCGGGCATCGAACGGCACCAGTTCCGTGTGCAATTCCATCGTGTCGCGGTTCAGCGCGGTAAAGAGCGCCGGGTTGGGCAGGTCCATGTAGGCCTGATAGAGCGCGATCTGGGCGGCGTAGACGGGGCGCGCGATGCTGACGCCGCGCTTGACCACATCCTTCCAGCTGGAGGCTCCGAGCGCCTTGTTCTCCCAGAGCGCGGGGTAATCCATCGCCACGGGGCCGGAGACGAAGCAGCCGTCGATATGCCCCTTGAACCGGCCCGCCATGGCCGCGAAGCCGAACTGGCGGCCATCGGGGCGTTCGGTGCGCAGATCGAACCCGGCAATCCGGAACCAGCCCGCGACAATGTCTTCGGCCCGATGGCCAGCCTCGAAGATCCGCAGGATGCGCGGCTCGAACTCCTGGCCCTCGTCCTTCGGGACCGCGAGAAAATCGAACTGGATCTGGCGCAAGCAGTCGCGGCCCAGCCCCGAGGAACTGACATAGGTGCGGGGGCGCTCGGCGCGATTGCGCGCCGTCAGGGCGGTGTCGATGGCGGACGAGACGGCGGCGGCGATCGGTGTACGCGGCGCGTCCTGGCAATAGTTGCAACCAGAGCCATGGTTCAGGTCGATCATTGGTCGCGCTCCCAGAACCCGCCAGCCTGCGCAATGCAGGTCAGCTTGTGATGCTGGGCCTCGGTCAGCCGGGCGCGCGCGGCGAATGTTTCAAGCTTCTGGCGCAGGCTCTCGCAGAACTCGACCTCGAAATCGGTGATGGCGTTCGCCGTCGCGGCAGCAAGAAGGTCGGCCCAGGGGGCGGTTTCATTGTTCAGATCGATCATGACGGCCTCGTCAGAACGGAATCGGATCGTCATGGGCGGTGCCGGTGCGCTCCTTGCGCGCGCCCTGCGCCAGCATGCTGTCGACATAGCCGGTAACAGCCGCCTCGATCAGCCGGTCGATGTCGGCGGCGGTGCGGTGGAAGAAGGGCTCCATGAGCCCGAGGTCGGTCAGCGCTTCGGCAAAGAGCGCCCGCGCGTCGCGGATCGCCTGTGCCTCGCGGGCGGTCTTGTCGATCATGCCATTCATCCTTTGAGCGATTGCGCTGCCCACGTCCTGACAGCGGAGCGAGCAGAAGCGGTGATAGGGATAGCGGTCGTGCTGGAGCCGGTGGACGTAGCCGAAGCCGCGGGCTTCCCGCGCGCAGACGGCGCAGAGCGCTACCCCAGCAGGAAATTCGCGATCGGGTCCTCGGGCGGCCAACCCGCCCGCTGGAGCTTCTCGGTCTGCATCACGATCCAGCGCGAGATCGCGTTGCTGGCCATGGCCTCGAGGTCGCCGAGGGTAAGGCTTGCGATGGGTTGGTGCAGTCTTCCTCGGGCCTCGAGCCATGTTCCGATCTCCAGCGCGGCGGCGCGCGTCACATGCGCCTGCCATTCGTCGGGGGTCATGGGCCGGTCTGCCGGCCCATCCCCATCGGGCTCGGCGGCAGGCGACCCTGCGGACCCACCTGAGCGCCGCTTCCGCCGCACCTCAGCCATTGAGCCACGCGGGCATCGCCGGGGTGCCCGGTGCTGCGGGTGCCGGTGTTTGGGGCGTGGCCGGTGCAGCGGGTCCGGTCTGTGCGCCCCAGGTCGGAGCGGCCGTCGCAGTGGGCTGCGTTGCCGCGCCCCATGCCGGTGTCGGCGCCTGCCAGCCCGGCGCCGCGACGCTCGCGGCCTTGCGCGGCGGGGCGTTGACGGGTTCCGGCGGGACGGTTTCACCACGCATGACGGCCGTATGCTGCGGCTCGTCGGGCAGAACGACGTTGGCGATGCGGTTCTGGTCGCGGTATTGCGGGTTCGAGGCGGGCTCCACCATGATGCGGGCGGCAAAGACGATGCCGTCGAGATGCTTGAGGCCGGGCAGCACCCGCTTTGCCTTGGTCGCCGGGGTTTCGTCGCGGGGATCGAGCCCGAGGGCACTGTCGACCATGGCGCGAAACGTGGATTTCGAGATCTTCCAGCCGATGGACTGGCCTTTCTCGTCAAGTTTTCCGCCTGCCACGGTGAAGCTCTGCCAGAACTTGCGGCGGGCATGCGGGCCTTCGACCACCGTGAATTCGCAGTCGAGCATGCGCGCATCGCTGGACTGCGAGGCCTTCAGCAGCCCCGCATCCATCGGGGTTGCGCCATTCACCCCGCCGGGGCGGATGGTCAGGCGGACCTTGGCGAAGGTGCCGTCCGGGATTAGCTCGCCGATGGGGGCCATCTGCGGCTGGGCGTCGTTCAGATCGTAGCTCATGTCAGTTCCTTTCAGGGATCAGGAGGCAAAAGCGGGTTGATGGGAGGCGCGACCGTCGATCCGGGCGAGCAGCGCGCCGAGGTCGGGCGGTTCGGTCAGGTCGAGACGGCCGGAGCGGTCCTTGGCAGGAAGGCCCCAGGGATTGCCGGACTTGCAGACAAGGCGGCGGTCGGTGGCGGTCTCGTCCAGCACCCAGCCGCCTTCGGCATCGCGGGCGAAAAGCTGCATCGAAACCACCTGGTCCACGATGCCGGGCAATTCCCGCCCGGCCTTGCTGCCTTCCATCTGCGGCTGCCAGGTGACGGCGCCGAAATCGTCGGTCACCTTTTCCAGCACGCCGACGAAGATCACGGTCTTGCCGCGTGCATGTTGGAGGTGCTTCAGGGCCTGGATGACCTCGCGCCCCAGAAGCCCGTAGGCACCGCGGACATCTGGCTTGCCGGTCCGGTCCGAGAAGGCCTCGGGCTGCTGGCGGGCATAGGCCATCGCCTGCCGGGTCAGATCGGTGATCGAGTCGACAAAGATGATACGGCGCGCGGCGAGGAAGGCTTCGATGCCGCTGTCGCGGTGCTGGGCCTGCAGCCACGCGTGCCGTTCGGTCCCGTACCAGGACTGCGGATGTTGCGCGGGGTCCGGCCCGCCGATCAGCACCGCCAGATCGCGGAAGTCGGTGAAGCTGCGCACCGGGATCGACGCGCCGCGCCAGTCCTGCACCGATTTCATGCCAGCCTCGAGGTCGAGGCAGACGGTTTCGTCGGCGGGGAGGGATTTCAGCAGCGTGGTCTTGCCCACGCCGGGCGGGCCGAAGATGGCGAGCGAGGTCTTGTTCTCGGCGGCCGAGAGGCTGGAATGAAATCGGTGC